TGTGAAAGTGCTGTTGGAAAACAGATAGAAGAATTTATCTCAGAGATTTCCAATATAGGTGTAAACAAAGAAGTACTCATGAGATGTACTGCATGTGGTACTGAAGAAGAACCATATGAGTTCCAAGCACAGGTAAACTTTAATCCCGTAAATTTTTTCACGGCTTCCTAGCTCAATCAGAGCCTGAGGAGGTAGTGGCATACCTTAGGAAGCTCAACGAAGAAACAGACGCCATAGAGAAAAACATAACTGAACTAGTTGTGTATAGTAATGGGTCTGTCACTTGGTCTGAAGCATGGGAAATGTCATCAAAACAAAGAGCTTCATTAGTTAAAACTATAAATGATTATAACCAAGCAAAAGCAGGCAAATCTCCAACAGAACAACTTTAATCTTTAAACTCTATATAGGTCCTACGGACCTTTTCAAACTACATTCAATCACTTCGTAAACTTCGTTCTTTCATTTGTTTGAAAGAATTTTTTAAGTAGACCGTTATCATGTATGTTGAAGCCATAACTCACCTATACAGGTGAGAATGAAGTCATCATGTGATGCCGTCGCCATCTTAACCTCGGGTGCTACTAGGAACCAGTGAGCCTTCTGTCCCCATACACTACCGTCACGAATCTCACGGAAATTATATAACCTAGGTAAGTTTAGTTATATAACTTGTAAGTTGCTTTTTCTCAGAGCTTACATCCTTTTATACTGTCTGTCGTGTGTTTGTACTTTGCCGCTATACATCTCCAGTATCTCGCACCGGGTGTTGCCATTGCCGGATTGTCAAGGAGCCAGATTTAATTTGCCTCTGTTGGGGCCGGTGTATAGTCCTATGTTTGTGCCTTTGTATGCCTTAGTGAATTGTGTTTTAACTTTCGTTTTAACACACCTACTTATATGTCTTTGAGCTCTTCCTTGAGGATTTTTGAACCGCCCACTCTGACATTGATAATTCCATTATAATAATCGTCTGTGAGTAATACTTTTCTGTCAAATTGTTCCTTTGCTTCTAAATAACTTGCAATGCCTCGACTGGAACAAAAGTACAAAATTTCTCGTGTAAATTTATCTTCTCCCAATGATTCAACGTCTTCTTTGAGATGATCGTTACTGCCCCAATAAGTTTGCCAATCGCTTTCTTTGGTGCCACGACGTTTGTTCTTTTTACCTTTTAAGGGAGGTTTGGTTGTTTTGAATTTGGCTAATTTTTTACCAACATACATTTTTCCATTTGTGTTGTTCGTTATTAGATATACAAATGCTTCACAATCGTCTGGTAATGTTGTTACTGATTTGTTTTTGTAAAGCCAATTAGCCATCAAGATACTCAGTGTCCGTGTTATATGCTGTAAAGCCGCCTTCTTTAACGACTGTTAAAACATTATTTACACGTCCGACTAGTTCTTCTTTGTGAGAAATGAGCATGATGTTTTTGCCTTGTTCCCTGTGCATCTTTTTAAGTATGCCAAGTGCATTTTCTACACCCATAGTGTCCATACCTGAATCTATAAGTTCGTCAATACACATTAAATTCATAGGCCTATTTAAACTTTCATACATATCTCTGAATGCCCAACTTAATCCAAGTATAAGTCTATTACGTTCACCTCTGCTCAAATTATCAAAGTCTAAGTCCCTGCCATATTCTGTAATTTCTACACCCAAATCACTAGCAAATTTAACATCATGTGGAAGTCCTAGTTTATCTAAATAGTGTGCCAATCTGTGATTTAAGTATGCTATATTTTGATCTATTATTTTTTTTCTAATAAAACTATCTTTACTTGTTAATAATTTATATAAGAACTCTTGATGTTCTTGTAAATGAGTAAGTTCATTCATGGTTTCAAAACTTATTTCTTGTATACCAGTTGTTTTTAGTCCTTCTATTTGTTCTATGTACGGATTTACATCTAATGCCATTGTTTCTAAATTTGTCTGCATCGTGACAAGATTATGTTTATGTTCTAATGCTTCTTCCAATGTATTATAATATACATCTGATGCTTCAGGAATATCACCTATCTCATCTATTGCTCCACATGTTTTTAATAGTTGTAATTCTAAATCATCATAGTATTCTTTTTCTGCTGTGATTTTTTCCTGTAATTCTTCGGTATATTCCTCATGTGTTTCTAAATGTGCTGTGTCTTGCCCACATGCAGGACATACGCCCTCTTTGGCTCTTGTTAAATTACTTTTAAGTTCTTCCAGTTTATTTTTACTGCGATCAGCACTATTAGTCAGTCTTTTCTGATCTGCTTCTAATGTAGTTTTTTGAGTAATTTTTTCTTTTATAATAGATAACAATTTATGATTTTCTAATTCGGCATCAATATCTATTCGTTCCATGCGAATAATTTTTTCGCCTAATTCTATTAATTTGTTATCCTTATTTTTTTCCCAGGCTCTACTTCGACTTTCTATCTCGTTAATATTTTTTTCAATTCTTTTATTACTTTCTTCCACAGCATTTATTCTGATTTCTTCTTCTTTGATACTTTCTCGAGTAACTTTTTGTCTTTCTTTAAGAACTTCTGCTTTTTGTGAAAGCTCAGTTATACCTAATAACTGTTCAATCATATCACGTTGGTCATTGGCTTTCATACTTAGGAAAGGTTCTGTGTATGTGTTGAGAGCAATTAAATGCTTAAACATATTATGAGGGAAACCAATTATCTTTTCAATTTCTTTTTGTGTTTCTCTACTATCACCTTGTTGTTCATTATCTAAAACATCCTCTCCGTCTATAAACAGTTTTAAAATATTAGGTCTTCTTCCTCTTTCTATTCTGTACTTTTTATCTTGAATCTCAAATTCAACAGTAGTAATCATTCCTTTACCGTTTGTTTTGTTTATAAGGTTATCACGTCTGATGTTTGTTAATGCTTCCCCATAAAGTGCATAACTGAGTGCATTAATAATAGTAGTCTTACCAGTACCATTTCTGCTACCGTCTCCACCCATGTCTAAGTTATGACCTAATACAAGTGTAAGTTGGCAGTTGTCAAAATTAACTGCCTGTGTGTTGTTGCCAACACTCATAAAGTTTTTTGCTGAAACGTTTTTAATTTTTAGCATTCTTTTGCTTTTTGCCTTTTAAAAATAATTTATTTGCTTGACGTTGAAGACTGTTTTCAATTTGTTTGTCAAACCAATGTCTTAACCATTGTCTTAATTTACCCATTATTGTATCTCGATCTCATTGTAAATATCAATTAGTTTTTGTTTGTCTACCGTGTTGCTTTCTATTGTTTCAAGTTGCTGTAAAACTATTTGATCAACACTTTCAAAACTTATATCACCGCCCTCAAATTCTTCTTCGTCTTTTACAGGAATAAGTTGTAATTCTCTAACCTTATATTGTTCAGCAAATTTTTCTCTTATAAAGTTTGCTTCTTCATATGATATACTAATATCTAATTTTACCCTTGCATAAGTGTATTCATCTAATAAATCTTGATGGTTGTCCAATAGTTCTTTTAATGTAAATACTCTATACTTAGGACAATCTGCCCAATTTACATATTGAGGTTCTTCGCCCCATGTCAAAAACATTGCTCCTCTTTCTTCGTCTCCTACGTCTGCATAATTATGTGGAAAAGCATTTCCTATATAATGTATATTATTTTTATATTGACGTTTATGGAAATGGCCACTAAACACATATTCAGGACCACTTAGCATTTTGTCGTTTATGCCTCCGTGGTCTGGCATCTCTACCATTGCATTCATTTTAAAGTAAGGTAATTCAAAATGTCCAAACATATATTTGACATCCATCTTTGCTACTTGTTTGTGTTCGTCCCCTACTAACCATGGTATAATAGCAACGTCATCTTGTACAAAATGTTCGTCAACCATTACAAAGTTGGATAGGTCTCTGGCATATTCAATACTGTTTAAATCACGTTTTTCTCTGTAATATAAGTCATGATTACCTGTTATAAAGTAAACAGTTTCAAATGCTTCATTTATTTTTTTAAGATCTCTGATAGTTGCATTCATTGTAGCAACATTAACACTTGCTCTGTGATGATGCCAGTCACCAAGGAATACACAAGTTTCTGCATTTCTGGCTTTTGCTTCTGCAATAAACCAGTCAACATATCTCTCACAATCCTGTAAGTGTAAACGACTGTTCTGCTTTAATCCGTAATGTATATCCGTAAAACAGGCCGCTGTCTTAAACAACTGACTCATAAATTATTCTGGGTTTGGTTCATTTTGTACAGATTCTCTAATGGCTCTCATTTCTTCTTCGTGCCTTATTTGTCTGCCATAACTTGGTAAATGTCCAGAGTCTATTAAAATATCGTCTCTGATTGTTTGGTTCCTTTTTTCCATATTAAGAACTCTTGTAAAACTATTATTAACCGCCGCAGTATAGTATGCAAATGGATTATCTGATTTTGCTTCATTAAATTGTAATCCAATTTGTGCTAACTGAAGTATTGCCTGTCCACGCATTTCGTCAACATAAGTGTAACCTCTCCAATTAGATCTATGACTGTATCTTTCAACTAGTTTTAAAAACATAATTCCTAATTTATTTGTTAGAGTTCCATGAGAAACACTAAAGTGCCCATTACTTAAACTGCCCTCCCAATGACTTCTAGAAACTTCTTTAAGTTCATCATTTATATAAGCATAATGTTTATATGCAGGAAAGTTTACTCTTTCTTTGGTTTCTGCTATATTCTTGGGATTTTTCTTTCTACCAGGAGCATCTGGAATATGATCATATGTCATAACTCTAAATACCAAATCCTCTAAGGGTATCTCTTTAGGGTCTACAGCAAATTCTTTTTGTTTGGGTTTATTTTTATAATCCTTAACATCATGTGTTGCCATTGCGGCCTGATACCCATCATATTGTATCCTAGCGGCCCTGTTTTCTCTGGCTAATTTTATGCTGTTTCTATTGATTTTTTTGACATCTTCTAATATGATATCAAATACAGAATATTTTTCGTCTGCAAGATAGCAAAAAGACATCTTGCTTTTGTGTATTTCTTTTAATATATCTCTATTATTAAGATAATTAACTTTTTTAGGCTGTGCCATTAACTCTCCTCAAAATTATCGTTCATTTATATTGTTAGTATTATACACAGTCTTTTGTGTATGTCAATTAGTATTTAGTAAAACTGGCAGATTAAAACTAGTTTTAATGAATACGATAAATATAAGCATGGAGATTTATAATGTCATTTTTTGAAAAATCAGTAAATAACTATCTAACTAAAAAAGCAGGCAAGGCTGTAAGTAAGTTAGACCCTAGAGTACAAAGTGTTCTCAATGCATTTTTGCCTGGATTAGCAGGTGGTATTGAAAATTATTCAGATAATACATTTTTTCAGGCTCAGCAATTAAACTCACAAGAATTATCAGATCAAGTCATAAATGCAGGACTTGTTCAAAACAAGTCTGCTCAAGGCGGTAGTGTACCAAGGTCTGACTGGAGAGCTAGATTGAGACCTAAAGACGGTGGTGCAGATGTAATTTACTCTGCTGATAATAATGGTCTATTAGAACCTTTAAGACGTGCTGGTGGCTTAGTTTGGCAAACAACACCAAACATCTTTATATCAGGTATTGTGGAATATGCAGAGCAACTTTTACATGGTATGAACTATCCAATATATTCATATAGTGCAACAAGACCGCCTATATTACCTGTTACAGCAGACTTTTATGCAAATGACATATATGATGCACAATATCTTTTGGCAGTATTTCATTTTTTAAGAACAGTTACAAAAAGTTATTTTGGTGACCAAACAGGACCAGATAAAAAAGGCACACCCCCACCGGTATTACTTTTTGAATACATGGGAGAGCATGGATTCAATAAAGTACCAGTAATTTTAAGAGACTACACAATACAGTTACCAGATGATGTTGATTATATTCCTGTAAAAACAAAAGTAGCAGGTAAAGATCAAACCACATACATGCCAGTTAGAATGAATATCAGTATTAACTTGGTACCAGCATTAACACCTAAGAAAGTTAGAGAGAAATTTAATGTTGAATCATTTAGAAATGGCAAACTTTATAAGGACGGATTTATTTAATGGCTACTTATACTAACGAATCATTTATTAAAAATTTTTCAGTCATGGAAGGAAAATTTTTGGATGTAAATAAGTTACCTACAATACAAGCATCACCTTATGATGAAGATTATGTAATACCTCAACAATATGATGAAAGGCCTGATCTTTTAGCATACCAATTATACGAAAGTTCTAGACTATGGTGGGTTTTTGCTATGAGAAATTTAGATGAAATACGTGACCCTATACGAGATTTCAAAGCAGGTAAAACAATCAAACTACCGGCAGAGAATATTGTATTAAGATTTAGAGGTAGATAATGTCCAGTTATACACCTCCTAAATTTCAGCCATATGGATTAACCGGAAACTTAATTAATTTAACTGAGATTGCACAAAAGGGCACAGTAGGTGACTTCGCAAATTACTATGATCAAATTATACAAAATGATAATAGATTAAAAGGCAATATAGCCAAAAGAACAACTACTGCTGATGAACGAAATCTGGGTAAGGGCGATGAGACCGAAACATACAATGGAAATAAACTGGACCTTGCAGGAAATAGTCTACTTACCACAGAAGAACGTGCAGAATTAGATAGACTATTTGAACAAAGAAAAGAAGGCCCGATTAGTAATATCGCTGACGAAACACTTAAAAAATTAGGTCTTGACCCCACTGACGCAAGTAAGACCTTTAGGGATTCACTATACCTTAATCATCCTGTAGCCGGCAATATTTTAGATAATTTTGATGTACCAACATACAAACTTAGATTATTCATGAAGAAGAAAGATGCCGCGGCAATCGAACAAAATAATTTAATAGAAAGACAAAAATCACAGCAAGAGCGAGAAAACGAATATGGCAGAGAGGAATTTGATGTAAATCGTACCACACCTGATCCCAGAGATATAGTAATTATTGCAGAAACTGGAAGTACGGATATTAATATAGATAATCTCAGTATATTAAATTTTCCAGATAAAGCGGCTCAGGTTAAATTTACATTAACAGAAGCAGGCGCAGTAACATTATTAGACAGAATTGCGGCAACAAAATCTTTTTGTGGATATGAAGCGACGGAGTTGCCTTTAATTTTAGAAATAGAATTCAAAGGATATGTAGGACAAGATGCGAACTCTAATGAAGACGGTGGTGGCTCACCTATTGTTATAAAAGGCCCTTTCTTTTTTCAACTAGGTGCTGTAACATATACTATGGAAATTACACCGGAAGGAGGTGTATATGATTTTACAGCAACACCAAATGATGACATGGCATTATTTGACCAAAACTACAGAATACCCAAACAATTAAAAATCACAGGTACAACATTAAGAACATTACTAAACGACGGTGATGGAAGTTTGCAATCAGTGTGGAATGCAAAACTTAAAGAAAATGCAGAAAAGGATGGAACTGTAGCAGATGAAGTTATAATAAATGTAGATAATTTAATACAAAATTCTGCTAGTAGGACACCAACTATAGACGGTGTTCACAAAGAGGTTCAAGTTACAAGCGATGAATATGAAGGCGATGAACATTTATTACAAGACAAATTATTTCATAATATAGCACTTAAAGAAGAGTTTGCTCAAAGATTTCCAGGAGGAACATTTACTGTTGGAGGCAATGAAGAAGAAAACCAGCAAATTACAGATGACACAGGAGACGGACCATCATTAGAATTAGAGTCGAATCCAAACAACGTTTTTTTAAATCCAGATACTACAGGTGCTTTGGCTATTCCTCGTACACAAGGCGTAATAATTAATTTTCCTGAAAAGGAAAGTTTTGAAGATATTTTAGCAACAATTTTATCACTAAGTGAAGATCTATTTAAAAAAGCAACCAGAATGACAGATCCAAATGATCCAAGAAGTAGTGTTGAATTAGATCAGGCTTTTATTAGTTGGTATAAAATTAATACAAAAGTAATTATAGATTATAATAAACTTGATACAAAACGCAATGAATATAAAAGAACTTATATATTTGAACCTGTGCTCACAAGAGAAAGCCGTACAGACGTAGGCGTTTCTATGAATGAACTTAATGCTGGTCAAAATTTACAATTGGAAAACGTAAAGAAACGAATTAATGATCTTAAAATATACAAAGAATATTATTATATGTTTACAGGCAAAAACGATCAAGTTATAGATTTAAATTTACGTTTTGATGAGGCCTTTACTCTTATATCTCCTTATTACGGAGAGGGAAGTTTTGCAGATCAAGCCGCAATGGCTACTGCAACATCACTAACTGAGGACGAAGCCTCTGAAAATGTTCAAGATAAGGCTCCTGTTGTAGAAAAACAAAAGAAAGAATCTAAAAAGCAAGGTATATTAGCAGGTCTTACTGATTTAAAAAACAAATTTGATGAGCAAAGAAAAGGGTATGAATTTAGTAATATTTTAGGACAGTTTGGTGAATATGTTGGGTTCAGTGATGCAGAAATTAAAGAAATTGAAAACGACATTAACGGCACAAAAGCTCAACAATTAGCAGAAAGTTTAGCAGATGAACAGATAAGTTCTGCATTAGCAAGTAACGAACTTGTCAAAAAAGTAACTTCCCCTCAAGAAGGGTCTCCCACTGATGGCGACGAATTTGATGACGACCTTTCCTATAATGACAAGGGTTATATAGACTTTTTGTATTCTTCTGAACTTATAAAAGGATTAGAGGGTGACGGTTCTGATCAAGATGCTATACGAGATGAACAAATCGCTAAAAATGTTGTATTAGCAAATGTTAGAAATAAAACTGCGGTTAAATCAGTAGAACCCGGCGAGAAAACTACAAATGCTCCAGGAGAAAGGGGATCGTTTAGACCCAGTATGTTTTCTCATTTAATGGACGCTCACGGAAATGCTAAAAGTACATTAGAAATTAATATGACTGTTAGGGGAGATCCTTGGTGGATAGGAAATAATAATTTATATGATGATGCAGTAGGAAGTATAAACGAAAACACTAGTATTAATGTTAAACCAGAAAAACATGTAACAACAAATTTATTTGGTATGTCTTACGATGATTCAGACACAGATTTTTTACTTGTTTTAGAGAGTCCAAGAAAATTAGATTTTAATATAGACGATGAAGACCAAAATACAGGATTATATGATTTTTCTGGGATAAATTATACTATGAGCGGTGTTTATCAATGTCTTAAAACAACTTTAAATTTTAGCAATGGTTTATTTACATGCGATTTACATGCTAAGAAAAATAACGCATACGAAATGTCTATGTTAGAACAAATCAAACAGGAAATAAACACACAGTTTGAAGAAAGAAGAGGTGACGTGGCTCGTGAGGATGTTGTAGATGAGGTACTTAACAGTAATATAGATCCTGATTCAGGAATTCCAACATCATAGAGATAATAGATGGATAGTAGTAAACAGTCAACAAATAATCCGATTAATAGGAAACAACTAAGAACTAGTAAAAGAGCAGGCATTTATCTGGGCGAAGTAATGGCTACAACAGACATTACCAAAACAGGTACACTTACAGTATTCATCGCCTCCCTAGCAAAAAATAAAGAAGACAAAAACGGATACTTTGAATGTATTTGGAGCTCACCCTTTGCAGGTGGAACAAACTATGCGGCAATCCAGGTTAATGATACGAAATCATTTATAGGCACACAAAAATCTTATGGTATGTGGATGGTACCGCCCGATAAAGGTAATATTGTACTTGTTGCTTTTGGTGACGGCAATATGAAATATCCTTTCATTATTAGTTGTTTATACCCACATAGAGCAAATCATATGATACCAGGCATACCTGGTAGTGTTAGAAATTACGGTGCATTAGGGAACAACTTACCTGTAGCAGAAAAAAATAAATTTGACCCCATGCCAGAAGATGGTACTGATATTTTAAGGCCAGTGCATGACGATTTAGCAGAAACAATTACAAAACAGGGTCTCATAAACGACACAATAAGAGGTGCATCATCTAGTGGTGCAAAAAGAGAATCACCAAGTGAAGTATTTGGTATTTTAACACCCGGTCCTAAAGACGCCAAAAATGACGGTCATAGACACACTGGTCACCAGTTTATAATGGACGACAATCTTAACAGTAGAAATATAAGATTAAGAACGGGCGGTGGTAATCAGTTATTATTAGACGATACAACTGGCACAGTTTATATCATTAACAAAAGCGGTAGAGCCTGGGTTGAATTGGGTGCAGACGGGTCTATAAATTTATACGGTGAAAGATCTTTTAATGTAAGAACTAAAGGAGATTTTAACCTACGTGCAGATAAAGATATAAAAATAGAGGCAGGTGGCGACGTAAAAATAAAAGCCGCAGGAGACACACTTGGGGATAAAAATGTTGGTATACCTAAAAAAGGAATACCTTTACCAGGTGGTCCTCTTGGATACGGCGGACATATAAGATTAGAGAGTGTAGGTGAATTTACAGCACATGCTGGTACAGGAACAAAACTCACATCCAAAGACGGCGACTTTGATATAAATGCGGCAGGCATGATTAGGCAGTCAGGGCTAAAATATGATTTAGATGTTGGAGGAGGAGGAATCTCTGTGGGCACACAGGGACAAATGTATATGAGCAGTCTTTTAGGTGCTACATTTAAAAGTGAAGTGACGACAGCAGTACAAGGTCTCACAGTACTATTAAACAGTGGTCCTGGTGCGGCTCCTATTATTCCTGTAAAGGCGCAGACAGCACCTGAATTAGAAGTACAAACACATGTAGATCAGCCTAAAGATCAACCAGAATATGACCGGGACAGCGAACAAAAATTACCTGAAAACGGTGAACGTCCAGGCGGCCCCACAGAATTAGATTCTTTAGTTGGTGTCCTTGTAACCGCTGAACCTTGGGACGGACACGAAATGCCTGACCCTGTAACCCATAGTAGTGAAGGTATGGTTGAAGACGCCGAAGCAGACACAGACCCTGCAACACAACCAGTAGCAGACGCTAATTCCCCTGAAGGATACAAACAGGCAATAGAAGCAAGTCTTTTAACAATAGAAAAAAGCAAGGCGGCTTCTAAAGCCAAAGATATTGCTAAGGGTGTTTCAGGAACAACAGATAAAATTGGTGGTATAGCAGATAAGTTTACCGGCCCTCTTGAAGACAAATTAAGCAATTTTAATATTCCTGGTATGAAATACTTACAAAGTCTGCAGGGATTTTCTAATTATAGTGATATGCTAACTAATTTGTTACCACCTTTGAGATTCCCTACAACAAATGCATTTGCACAGAAAACTATAGGACAATCTAAAATACTCACAGAATTAGAAGCAAGATTTTCAGCAATGGGATTTGGGTTTGATGGTCTTCCTTTGGAGTTTCAAGATTTAGAAAATCTTGAAAGTGGGAAACTTAATGCATTATCAGAATTAAAAGGCAAAGTAGACGGGTCAATAGGAGGAGTTTTTGCTAAAGCAGGTCTTCCAGGCGGTGGTTTAAAAGATCTTAGTAATCTATCTAATACATTACAAAATGAAGTTTCTGTAGACACATTACAAAATATTGTTAAAGATGCTAAAAAAGGAATTGGATAATGGCAAGTAATACAAATATAAAATTATTTAAAGACATAGTTGAGGGACTTTTAAAAGAAGGCATAGAACCAATTATAGATGGCCCAAGTATTATTTTAGTAGACAAAAAAGGAACAAAACTTGTTGATTTTTCTAATGGTCTAGGCCCAGTCGGAACTAATATGACAATTATATCACAGGCAGAGGAGGCATCAGTTGCTGTGAAAAAATTAATCAAAGTCAAAATAAGTGATTTTCAATTCATTTCTCTAGTAAGTTTGGCAATGCATATAGGACCAAAGAATTTTGCAAAAAGCACAATAGTAAGAGAACTTAATAAAGAATTTTACGAAAGAATACCCGGCTTGATTCAAAGATGGAGAAAAGGCCCTATAAATGATAATACTCCACCGCAGTATAAAAAAGAATATGCTGACAGAAGAAGATTTGAAGCAGAATTATTCACAACACCAGACTTTGTAAATTTTGATTATAAACCAAGTGAAGGTTCCAGTTTGACTTGGGCTCAATTAACAGCGAAATTAAAAAAATATAAAAAAGAAGCCTTAGCAGAATTAGAGGCTAAAAAATTCATTAATGATGACACAGTGACTGGACAACCTGTAGAATCAGGCGATCTACCAGATAATCCGAATTACCCTATTTACTAAGTTTTAATTAACTTTTTAAGATCAGCATTCTCAACAAGCAATCTATATTTTTGCTCTTGCTCTTCTGCTACTGCTTTTTCCAATAATTCAATATGAGCTCTTAGAGCGGCACATTCATTATTTTTATCAACAAGCATTACTCTTAGTTCTTCTTCTAGGGTGTTGTTTAATGATATTTCCATTTTCTCCTCACTTGTATTTAATTAAAAAATACAAATTAGATACATTATATAGTCTTTTTACCCAATAGTCAATATCTTATTAAAACTATATTTAATTATTATGATAAATACTTGTATGGCAATGTTTAAAGGATTTAGTACAATAGATAAGGCAAGAGCGCCTTATACTCTTATAGATAAAGAACTTGTAAAAAGAGATCTTTTAAATCATTTTCATACACGCAAGGGCGAAAGATTAATGAGACCACAATTTGGGTCTATTATTTGGGATCTATTAATGAACCCAGAAGATGATCTTACAGAAGATTTAGTAAAAGAAGATATAGAACGAATTATAGATACAGACCCTAGAGTAGATTTAATAGATACCAGTATTTTTATTTTAGATCACACAATTAGAGCAGAGGTAACTTTGACCTATAGGGGAATAAACGATGAAGATATATTGTATTTAGAATTCGTAAACAAAGTATTAGACGAACAATAAAAATGGCATATTCAGAAAGACAAAATAATTTATTCGCGGCAGAAGATTGGAAAGTCGCATATAAAGCCTTCTCTAACATAGATTTTACATCTTATGATTTTGATACCATGAGATTGTCTATGGTAAATTACATAAGACAAAATTTTCCAGAAAATTTCAACGACTACATTGAGAGCTCAGAGTTTATAGCAATTATAGAATTACTTGCATATCTATCTCAATCATTAGCCTTTAGAATGGATTTAAACAGCAGGGAAAACTTTTTAGAAACTGCTGAACGAAGAGACTCAGTATTTAAACTTGCCAGAATGCTTGGATACAATCCAAGAAGAAACGTCCCAGCAAGTGGATTAATGAAAATTACAGGCTTACGAACAAACGAGCCTTTAACAGATAGTCTCAATAGGAACCTTGCAAACAAGACAGTCTTTTGGGACGATGTAAACAATCCTGAAAGTTACGAACAATTTATTACTATTTTGAATAGCACATTTAGTAATACAAATAGATTCTCATATCCTATTAAATCAGGCAAAATTAGTAATATAAAAACTGAATTATATAGAATAACAAAACAAATTGGAACTACAAATGCTATTTCCATGCCACTAACTATAAACGGAGTACAACGTAATTTCGAAGCAGTAGATGGTGATTTTAATGACGGTGAATTTTTCTTTGAAAGACATCCTGACCCTCTTAACGATATGGGTGTTTTTTATAGAAACGATGGTAAAGGATTAAACAGTGGCAACACTGGTTTCTTTATGTTATTTAAACAAGGAAATTTGTCATTCACAGATTTAAATTTTACAACTCCAATAGCAAACAGAGTAGCAGATATAAATCTAACTAACATAAATGAAACAGATTTATATGTACAAGAACTTACAGAAAACGGCGGCGTTTTAAATAAATGGACAAGGATACCTAATACAGTAGGGCAAACTCTTAACTTTAACAGCCAAGCATTAGGTTCTAGAAATCTATTTGCAACAGAAAATTTAAATAATGACGGAGTAAGAATAAAATTCCCAGACGGTAATTTTGGTAACATTCCGGTAGGTTCATTTAGAGTATGGCATAGAGCAAGTTCTGGTGATAGGTATTCTATTCAACCTGAGAATGCAAGAAATATTCCCATAGAAATACCATATGAAAACAAAAACGGTGGAAAATATATTCTAACAGTAATACTGAGTTTACAGACATCTGTAAATAATAGTTTACCTACCGAAACTCTTGCAAGTATTAAATCTAAAGCACCACAAACATATTACACACAAAATAGAATGGTGTCAGCACAGGATTATAATATTTTTCCATTTTCACAAAGTAGTAATATTAAAAAATTAAGAGCGGTTAATAAAACACATGCTGGGCATAGTAGATATATTGATATAAACGACCCAACAGGAACATTCCAAAATATAGAATTATTTGCTGATGACGGATACATATACAAACAAAAGAAAGATACATCATCTTCTGTAATTGTTAGTGCCAATAATACTGCTAATAATATTATTAAAAACACGATTCCTAATCTGTTAAGACAACAAAATGTCAATAATTTTATATATGATAGTGCTAGACGTGCCTGGATAGATTATAAAAATGTTTCTTTTAATTTAGAAACATTAGATATTAAATGGAAACCACTACCGGTATCATCAGAAGGCTCAACAGGTTATATGACAGAAACAACCAGTGTGTCAGCCGCAGGCAGTGAACAGGTTTTAACAAATGTTTATGAAACATTTAAACAAATTCAGGAAAACAATTTTATTAAATTTGTAAATCCATCAGATCCAGCAGATTACAAATGGGTTAGAATTACTAAAGAAACCAATGCGGGTCTTTTAACAAGTGGATTAAGTACAAGTGTAGGTCCATGGACACTCAGTGAAGATGTTCCCTTAAATTGGACTGCACATGAAGTTATTGTTACATTAAGAAAAGAATTTGATAGTGCAGAAATATCTTCTATACAACAGCAGATAGAAGATAAGAAAACGTTTGGCATAGGATACATGTTGACTAATAAATCTACATCTCTTTTAGCAGATAAATGGTATGTAATAGAAAATGAAAATTTAGATAAAACAAGTCCATACAACGTATCCAATGCAGGTAGCACAACAGGCTCACCTATAGATGCAAGTTGGGTAATATTATTTAATTACGTTCCAATAGATGACAATTCATACAAGTATGATGTATCCATACGAGGTGAACAATATATATTACAAAGTGCTAAAGATATAAAATTTTACAATATCAAAAATATAAAAGTTGTAGATTCTAATAATAAAGCAAATACAGATAAAATTACAATCACAACATTTAACGATAAACCCGGCAGTAGTGAAGTATTTAGATGGTACGACAGTACAGGTAATGGAATAGGCGATTCCTGGTATAGTGAAGAGACTGCTTCTACTACCACACCAAACGGATTTGAAATAAATCTTCCATTAAGAACAAGAAATCAAAAATGGTATGATGTTGAATTTAACTGGGTCAGTAACTTTGGTATTTTAAAATCAGAGGGAGAATCCAATGTTTCAGTAATTACTGCAGAAAATGAATTTGTTCATGAAGCAGTGGTTCCAATTAATACATATTTTGATAACGGTGATGCGGCCGCACTTACACCAAATGTAACTATAGCAAATAATTTAGGTAGAGTAAATAGAGTACCTAGCAACGTAAATGTATCATTTAATAATGCAACATTCGGCTTCAATATTTTAGATGGGTCTGGAAACGTACATTACAAGCAATTAAATTCAGGCACAGGAGTCGTAGAATTTTATCAGGCAAATAATAGTGGAGCCACAAAAAGTTTTGGTACAGACGGAGCAACTTATAATGCTAGTGCAGATGGGCATTTAATACTAACAAGCTCAAATACATCCACACAATCAGGCACATTCCTATATGAAGATTTAGATAATAATAATCATCTTTTAGCACAAGATTCTACTGCTGTAACAAGTACAGATAAAATAAGATTGGATTATGTAAATTATAAGGAAAGATTAGATACTAACATAGATTGGCATATAGTTGATACTGTTATAGAAGATGACGGGTATACCGATAGATCTAAAGTTGTGGTTGCGCCTTTTGATACTGATAACGATTTGATCCCGGATAGACCGTTACAGTTTTATGAATTTGTTGATACTGATGACTTAGTTTATTTAGAAAAGTATTTAGACTTTGATGGTTATAGTTATGATGTCCCATCTTCAGGAAAAATTTTAGATTACCGTAAAGAAACATCTGTTAATTTAGACATAGGTTCAGATACAATAAGTCCTACATCTTATAGTGCCCCAGTTGATATAAGTGGTAATGATATAGCATGGATATCAATTGTAAGTAAATCTATATTAGAGAATGATTTAGAAAATGACAGTGGTAAACTTTCCGGTACAAAGGTATATGTTGAATCAGAAGATAAGGTATATTTGCTCACACCTAATAGTACGAATACATTACAGATTAGAGGTGTTGTAACAACAGATTATTCTGTGAGAAACGGTAGAGGGGAAACACAAAATACACTTTTACCAGTTAAAAATGCAATGATATTTAAATGGAATCATGTTGCTGATAAGAATGTAAGAATTGATCCCAGTATCAGCAATGTTGTAGAATTTTTAGTATTGACTGAAACATATAATGACCAAGTACAAAGATATCTAAATGTTCCTGGAACTGCCTTCCCATTACCTCCAACAAGTAATGATCTTGCATTAGAATTTGCA